ATGTACCCCAATTTGTCAATCTACCATAAAAGACTTTAGTTTTTTTACCGAAAATTGAACGTATTAAATCAAAAAAAGTACTCATCTCATTATAGTTTGACTGTTGAACTACAAATGAGCATTTAACGTTTCTAATTGATTTGATTGTGGAAATAAATCTAAGGTTGTTTAATAAATTATCCCAATTACCACCTAATCTGGTGACATTTTCATATGTGTTTTGGGTACCCGCATCAATACTAATTTCACAACTACGGACATACTTGTGTATGTTAGGCATAGTATCCCACATTTCTTTGTTCCATAAACTAGCATTGGTGTGTAGGTGTATAGATTTTAAATTAGGATATTTTTTGGGGTTAAAGTTTCTGAGAAAATTTCTATATGATACCGAAGCGAATGGATCTGCAGTTCCTGAACAATAAATCGTTTCAATTGAATTTGAATATGCCTCTTCAATTTCGTCAATCGTTAAATTAATGGTCTTAATTTTTTCACTACTAGCCACAATCATGTCTACTCTACATGACGGACACTTATAATTACATGTTCTATCGAATGACATTTGAAGTATCGTCGGTCCACTTGTAAAACTATCCTCACCGTTTTCAATATAGTTTTTAATTTCATCCGATACTTGATTAATATGTTTTACCGGACCTACTTGAGTTCTATTGAACTTTTGTAATTCACTTAGGTAGGGACAAAGTTTCTTATCGCAAAACCTATATGAACCGTCCGTTACAGATTTTCTAATTTCCTTCGCCTCTTCAGATTTCCATAAATCTTTAATTGCTCCATTTTTTGGTAGTGGTTTTGTTAACCAACTAGCACAACACATGAACGCACTATTATCATGTATTTCTAAACCATTAAATGGTACTGAACATATATATTCTTTAAGGTTGACCATTATAATAATTTATTTGTTTTTTCATCTAACCTCACCTTTTTATATGGTGAGTTAATCCATTTATCTACACAATTTTGATTAAAAGATAAGCCTAAATAATTTAATAAATCAGTTATAGTCTCCGAGCATTTATCCACAAATATCTTCTCATATGTATAATGTGGATAACCCTTATCTGATATTGATTTTAAAAAATTAGATTCAGATTCTAAATGTTTAGTTAACCCAATAATTTCGTTTTCGTCAACAATAGATAAGTCATAATATTTTTGTTTGTGCCAATGAGGTGTTACAGTTTGATTTTCGGATATTTTTAGATGATACAATAAACTCTCAGATTGGAGTCTTTTGTTTTCTCTTTCTAACACGATTACCTTATCAAAAAAGGTATAAAACCAACTCCAATACTCCTCAACATTTTTAAATGACTCGTGTGGAAAATTGTCTCTATCAATGAAAGTCTTCACCAGCACGTTTTGTTTATTTACTATTTCATCAATTCTTTTAATTTTTTTCTCCTTATCTAAATTTCTATAATTAAAAGGTTCAAAAAATAAAGAATGTTTTTTGTTCTCAAACAACAAACAACAATTAATAAAATATGTTAATGATGTTGATCCACTTCGACCATTACAAACAATAGCAATTCTCATAACAATGTTTTATTGTTTTTTAGTTTTGGGTAATCGAAATCAGTTTCGGTCATCCATATGTTCAATGCGTACCTTGTACCTTTGGTCACAGGTAAAACCCCATGAAACGTTTTAGAACCGTTAAATGAAATGCTGTCCCCTAACTTTAAATCGGATATTATTAAACCATCTAACGTTTCAAAATTATATGGTGGGTTCTCATCATCAGTTAACACAAATTGACCTCCCTCAAAATCATCAGATAGTACAATTACGGTTGTTAATTCACTTGTCTTATCTTTATGTAGATTAAGGTATCTACCATCATAATAGGACGTTAAACTTATATTGAAATTTTTTAAATCGAAAGTTTCAAAATCAAACCATAAATCAAAATTATTAGACTTAATGTTTTCAATAAATTTAGATAATATTTTTTGTTTGAATTCTTCATCGTAAATTCTTTTACAGTCCCAAGTTTCATTTGGGTTGTAAGAAAAAGATTCTCCATTTTTTTTACAAAAGCTTAAAATATCATTAATCTCGTCTTTGTTAAAAAAATTACCATTTACATTATATTGAATCACAAAATTTTGATTTTTTTGTTATTATCGTACCTAATAATATTATTTTTATTAGAATTTATAAATCTATAAATTTCTTCCGCAATAAATTCATACCCAATTTCAGATGGGTGCATACCTGGTGTTTTAGAAATATCTAATTGAGGTAATTCCCATACCATTTTATTATCTTTAGAAATTAAAAAATCTTTAAATGTTTTCTCACCGAACCCCCAATAAGGATTTTTATTAATTAATTTAGTCTTATCATTTTCTAATTTAATGTCATCAATCATTTTATCAAACGCATCACATTTATTTGATAATGTTCGCATAATTTTTGAATAAATAAAATGTAATTTTGATTTACTATATTATAATAATCCTGAGTAAATAAATCACCAATAAAAAATTCCTTATAATTAATTAAGAAATCGTTATACTCCGAGTTTTTGGTTAAATCCTTAGAGACAAACCATTTTTGTTTATAATTTTCTTTAATGAAATTGGACCCCCATGTGTGCCATTCGTTTTTGGGGAAAAAAGGAACATCATCCCTCAAGGATGATGTCCACATTACTATTATTAAATCACCAGAATTAATAATATTAGATTTTATATTTTCAATAACCTCGTTAAACGTGAAATTATTATTTGATCCTGAAATTGCTTGGTTTTGAACTTCAAGATTCATTAATTTAGAAAGTTTCGTTGGCCAAGACCTATCGTTTCTAAATTTTTTTCTTTCTTCCCTTGTTTCTATTAAATTTTCTTTAACAACGTCGACACCAGCACCTTCAGTCCAACTATCACCATATGTGAATAGTTTCATAAATTACCCCAAGTGTTTGGTTTTAACCTCATTAACAACTGCTTGAAATGCTGTTGCTATTTTTTCCTTAACCGCGTTTGATAACGGAGCAACAATTGGTTTAATTGTTTGTGCCGGTCTTTCTACTCTTTCTTTTACTGCCATTTTAAAATATGTTTTAAATTATTTCTGTTATTAAAGTTTACTTTCAAAACCACCTCCATTACATGATGGACAATAGTTACTATTACACCAGTGACCACAATAGTTCCAAGGACACCAACATGAGTTGTGCATCACACTGAAATCCCCATCACCAATATCCACTAAAAATAAATCGGATGGTTCAAAATCTAAGCTATAAATGGTTTTTTGTGCGTGTTCCATCTCTAAACCAGTTATTTCAACTGTAGTAAGTTGATTGGTTGAGGCATCGGTAATTACTAACTTATCACCAACGTACATTTTATTAACCTTTTCGAATCTTGTGGATGTTGATCCTGATTCTTCGATATAATATGTTGCGGACGGTGAGTCTGTCCACGTTCTACCATCGGACAATGTTATACGAATATAAATCGTATCAACCGCAGCTGATACCATGTGTTGTAAACTAGTTCCAGTTTGAATTAATGTTTCGTTATCGTTAACTAAATTACTGTCCCAACCAAATGTGAAGATTTTTTCATCGAATTTGGACGCTTTATTATCGTTAAAATCGGTATAATCAATTGAACGAACATAATCACCTAACGCAATTGTATCGACATCAGTTAAAGTACCATCTAATTTTAAAATAACGCTATCATCATCAGTATGGTAGTTAATAGGAGATGAATTACCTAATTCCTTAGTTATATATTTGTATCTACTTTTTTGATTTAACTTGTTGGTCCCACTTACAAATTCATCTTGAGTGAATGATATTGGAATTATTGTGGATTGTGTGTAACCACCCATATGAATAATATCCAAATTAGAACCATATATAATGTCAATACTTCTAATAACTGAATATCTACCATTAACAAGGTTATCTTCTGAGAAAATGAATTCCTGAACTAAATCACTTGTTGTTAATTCACTTTTCAATGTTGCTAATTCAGTTGAACTTGATGCTCGATATAACGCTGGATAAGTAAGTGAATTGTAACCAGGATTTCTCGGCTTAACTAATAAATTTGGAACGTCAGTAACATTAAAGTCAACTTCATCTAACGTGTCTAATGTTAATAAATCTGAAGTAAAATATGTTTTAGGTACGTATGTTGTTCCACTCATTAAAGAGAAAAATTCAAATTTATCCGCACAATATGTTTCGTCCACCAATGCGGTAGTATCAAATGATTGTCTCAATATGAATTTGTTACTAGCGTCCTCAATATAAGGTACTGTTACCGAATTTACCGGTACCACGTACTCCGAGAATGAAATGTTATTTTCTTGACATTTTTCTTCTAAGATTTTCTTGAATCTGAATTGTTCTGTTAATGGTTTATATGAGTCTAATTCCGTCCAAATGAAATGAAATTCATTAATTTCATTGTCATTTAACATCGTGAATAATGAATCATAATCCAATAAATCCGCCCCCTCATTATATATTGTGGTGTTGGTGTTTATTTCTAAGAATTTAACCGAACCATTCGATTGAAGTAAATCACTACCTATTATTGTTGCTTTCATAATTTTTTTTATCTTACTATATAAATATACCGATAACGATAATATTTGTCAAGTATTAGTTATATATATGTATATGTTATATCAATGAATTCTTATATTTTGTTGGGACAACGTCCATGTATTTTGAATCAACATCTTCCCATTTTTTTTGTGTACAAGCATTAAAAGTTTTTGAAAATACTTTTTTGTTTATTGGACACCCACAATCGTTACAATATGCCGACCATTTAACACCTTTTAGTACTTCTCTTCTATGGTCACACCCTAAACACACATCTAATCTTTCTTTAGCCTGCTCTTCCTGTTTCTCTGTTGGTTTATATGACGTTTTCCAAGCCTCAAATATCTCCTTATAATCTATCATATTAAACTTTTTTTTAATTTGGGGAAATCGTAATAATCATAAATACTGTCATATTTTTCTTTAAACTCATCATTTAATACGATTTTACACTCCATGTGTTTACTTGAATTTACTGAATGGAGTTTAAAGGGCTTTTTTAATACTTCAGACACCCAATCCTCGAATTTATCCATTTCGTTAAAATCGAACCAAATGATGTTTTGGTTATTATTTGTCCAATATGATACGGGGGTTATTAATATATCAATCATATTAACGGCATAAGCTTTTGTACTTTTCTTAAAAAACTCCTCTTCAGATTTTTTAAATTTTGAGGTTACCGAAATATCGATTCTTTCATCCAATATTTTCAAATCTATCAATAAATCACATATCACCTCCCAACGTTTTTTCTTACTTGTTAAATCATCTTTGGTAAAGAAAAATAACTCGTCTAATGTCATATTACTAAAAATATCATATATTCTATGAAATCCTGTACGTTGTAAATCAAACAAAACGTGTTTGTACAGAGAAAAAAATCTTTCATGTCTTTCTCTCTTGACCGCAATAACCGGATACCCATTACCAAATTTATTTTGTAAGTCTGTAATCGATTCGTGTCCATGGTAGATGTGATCCATTATTTTAGACTTATCGATTGAATTAAAATCAATATCTAAATTAGACTTTTCCCATTCCCCATTGAATGTTTGTAAACTTACATTATTAAGAATACATGAATAATTAAATGCTGTTGATGCACACCTCGGTAAACTTAAATAAATGAATTTATTATCTACTAACATTATAATATCGATTGTTTAATTGTTTTACTTGGCCACACATTCAATGAATATCTAGTTCCTTTTATCACCTCGTCAACTGAATGGACTATATTTGAATCAAATATTAATACACTTCCTGTTTTTTTAGGTGTGGTTTGATTGGTCCCATCTGTGATATATTTAACATCTCCACCTTCATAATCATCATTAAGTTGGATAATAAAAGTAATTGTTGCTCCGTTTAATATTTCATGATTATCGGGGTGCCAATCTAAAAAATCACCTTCTCCATATCTGTTAAATGAATATTTCGGTACTTTAATATAATTTATACCATTGAATGGGTTTAAGTTATTCGACAATTCTACAATCTTATTTGTCAAATTTTTTAATATGTCATTTTCTAATAGTTCATCGTAAAAATAACAACCCATTCTTTTGTTACCACCATAACTTACATTCTCTTCGATAAGTTTACCGTTCACAATTAATGATGATTTCATTTGGATTAGTCCCACGGATTCCCCTAAAAGGATAATCTCATCACATTCTTCTTTTGTTAAAAAATTCTCAATATATTTTACAAACATTATATTAATGATTTTTCTTTTTTAATAAATTCAAATCCGACGTTTCCCGCTAAAACTATTCTATCATTTGTCGAATCAGGGGCGTTGTTTGGTGAATGTGGCATATCGGCCTCCATTATTATAAAATCATCCTCTTCGGGTCTAATCCAAAACTCTTGATTGTCTTTACCTTTAAAATACAGTACACCATCTTCACCATTCATTACATCGGGCATTTGAATATAATATACATAAGTGTAATGTGGTATAAAAGTTTTACTGTCTCTATTAATATCGGTGTGAACATGGAATTTATCAACACCTTTCAATTCCTCATGTCGAAATTGTAGTTGTACCGGGTTTTGTGATCTTACAACATTAACCCAAGAGTCGGTGTTTATTTTATTATAAGGTATATTTTTTTCCCCATAGAGTTCTTTACAAAGATTTATACCTTTTTGAACCACGTAATCTAAATTTGTTTCAACCTCAATTTCACCAATAAAATTTAAATTATTATTCCATTCTTTCTTATAACCGAACCCGTCCGTTTTTACATCCGGCTGAGATTCTATAACCGAATAAGCCTCTTTTAAAAATAATGACTTTTCATTTAACTTATTTAGTTTTGTTTTCCAAATATATGTGGTCTCATCGAAATATACCTTTTCCATATCTCTTTATATTAATGAATTACTAAATTTTTTCGAATTTTTCTTATAGATTGTGTTATAACTATAAAACCCAAAAACTAAACTACGACTATCATCCACAATGTTTAATGCTGATTTAATTTCATCGTTTGATTTAACTTTTAATTCACCGTTTCTATTCACCAACTTTAATAAGTTATCAGGAACTTCTACCGTTTTTTGGTCTATCCAAAATTTAGTATCATCTCTATCACACATATATTGATACTTGATGAATAATAAATTTTGTTCATTTAAGTGATTAAAATAGTCGTTAAACTCATTTTTATTAATAGGATTAAAATCAAATTTTTTTAATTTCCTCAATAACATAATTGACGTTAACATAGATGTTGCCTCAAGTGGTTCTAAAAATGACGAGGATAGTCCGATAGCTACACAATTATTAACCCAAGAATTTTTATATGTACCAGGATTAAAGTTAAATTTTTTCACTATTGTAATTTCCTCTCCGACGTAATCCTCAACCTCTTTTTTTGCTTCAATATCATTAATGTAGTTCGAGTTGAAGGCGTATCCACAACCCCATCTGTGTTGTAGTGGTGCATTCCACATCCAACCACACTTCATCCCTATAGAC